TTATTATAGTATATTATGACTGATATGTTTACAGATAATATTGATAATTATATTATTAATCACCAATATATTCAACATATACAGAGAGAAAACAAAGAAATAAAAAAAGTGGAATTAAGAACTTTAAAACGAAAGTATAAAATACATAAAAATACAATACGAAAATTGTTATTCACTTCTCTCTCAAATACAAAGTGTGAAACATATGATAAATATATAAAAGATAAATGTATTCTTTTTTTAAAAGATATTATAGATTATATTGAATACAAGAATGAGAGAGACAAAGAACCGAAAAATATCAAAGAAAATGATACTATTCAAGAAAGTTTAGATTTAGAACATTTACACCAAAACACATCTACATGTTGTATTGAAAATAATTTACCTATCAAATTCATAAAATACAAATGAAAAATATTTTTATCTATTTTCTTCATTTTTTAATTTAACATATTCAAATATAACTTTCAGTATTGTAATTATTATAAAAGATACTTTATTAATGGGACTTATAAATTCATTATAGCCTACTATTTCTTTAACTAAATCAGGAAATAGAACTAATAAATATATATTATTAAAAAATATAACAAATATAGAACCAACAAATCTAAATAATGTTAAATATATAGCTATTGTTGTATCATAATTATTCATTTTCATATAACTTATAAACATTGAATAACTAAATACATCCATTATTTTATCATTGTATCTATAAAATCTTTTAATTTTGTCATTTAATAATAATCCAGCTTTTGTTAATTCTTTAAATATTTCAAATGATAATTTATCTTCTTTATAGACTTTAAATAATAATAGACATAATGGAATTACATAGTCTATCATATCATCCACGACTATCAATATATATCTCCAAAATAAACTAAGATTAATTGTATTTAAATATAATATAAATAAAAATCTTACAATAAATGATATTTTAAAGCTATTTATAATAAAGTTTGTTAATTTTTCTTCAGTATTTAAATCCCTAATTTCATAAAAAACATTATTCATGTATATAAATATAGAATAGTTATTTTATCGTTTTAAGCAATTGATAAAAATAATGTAAAGGAAAAATAAATATATAATATATATAATGGTTCATGATAATAAATTATTTAAAGATGTAAGTTGGATTAAAAAATCAAGAGATGGTGCATCATGTGCTCCAAATCCAAATAATAATCTTGATTATACTTGTTATACACGTGAAGGATTAAATAAGTTAAAAGTATTATGGAATTTAAGACATCCAGATGATATGATAAAATCTAACCATCCCAAAGAAATATGGAAATCACTCAAATATAAAATGAGTGATGTATGTGATATAGAATCTTGCTGGTTAAAACAAAAATTCATTAGAGAGAAAATCGATAGTGATTTATTAAATTACACTTTTGCACCAAAAGCACCAGATGAATGGAATACAAATCCTACGGAATGGTTATCTACTGTTGATATTATGAAAGTGATGAGACAATACGAAAAGGTATTTCCTTGTTTTTCATTTATAGGTCCATCACCAATTGATTTTGATACAAAAAAGGCATTTGGGGAATGTGTTTGGGAGGAACTATGCAACTTTAATTTAACAGATTATATTCGTGATAATAAGAATAAAATCGGTATAATCTTCAATACAGATAAACATTACAATTCCGGAGAACATTGGGTTGCCTTATTTATAAATATACATAAAAAAAGAATCGTATATTTCGATAGTTATGGCATTGAATATACTGATAAACCTGTTCCCAAAGAGATAAAGCGTTTTATAAATCGTATCATAAAACAAGGTTCCTCTTTAGGAATTCATTTTGAGTTCTTGTATAATAAAATACGACATCAACTAAGTGATTCTGAGTGTGGTATGTATTCTCTCTACTTTATTATAGAAATGTTAAATGATACGCCATTAGAAAAACTGATTGAAGAGAGAATAGAAGATGAAAAAGTGTTTGCTCTAAGAAATCTATATTTCAATAAGAGGAATATAAAAACTAAATAGTAATTAGTATATATGAGTTTAGTAGATTGGAATAAGAATATATTATTTTTAAAAAGTATTATTGATGAACATATTGAAGAAGAGAGATTAACAATTCATAAAGACCAGATTTTATATCATATTGAAAAAATAATAAATGAATATTATGATAAACGATTTGATTATAGAAATGCAATTGAATTGAATAAAGATATATTGAGAGATGTAATTTCTATTATTCAAAGATTTAAAAAACAAAAAAGAAACCCACAACCTAAACCAATCATTGAAGAGGTATATAGTCGTGACGATATACTCAAACAACGAAACGATGATTTTGAAAAGAATTTTGAATTAAAAAGAAGGGAGTTTGAATCAATTCATGATAAAAAAGTTGAAGAGATTGATTTTCGTGATAAAACAAATCTACCACAAGAAAATATAGATGAACTTATGGAAAAGATAACACGAGAGAGAAATAGTGATCTTGAAGTTGCAAAAAATTTAAAAGTGGATGAAAAAGCAGTGAAAGAATGGATATCCAAAGGTGGTGATATAGATATGGATCTTAATTTATTAAGAAAAGATGAAATAAAATCCACAAATGACATAACACAACCTTTACAAAAAAAAGTAAAAAGTGATATTATTGATAAAATGACTGAAGAACTACTTCAAGAACGCAATTATGATACTTATGAGACAAATGATTCTATCTTAAAGAAGAAAGATAATGAAAAAAAATCAACAAAAAAGAATGTATCTTTTCAAGAAAAAGAAAGTGTATCTCCATCTCTCGATATGTTTAAAAACAAGATTAAACCCATCACAGAAGAAAAAGAAGAAATTAATATACAAAAATTATTCTCTTATTTACAAAAAATAGATACAAAAATAGATCTTCAATTTGAAGAACTTCATACAAGATTAAAACAAATTGAAGACAAAAATAAATTGGATTCATGATTTGTAATAAATTTACTGGTCGTGAATTATTTTAGCAACTTTATCACGCACTACTAATTTTCCTATATAAATTGGAACTACTGATGGGTCAGTTTTGGCTCTCATAAAAGAATCATAATCATATACTTTGTCTCCTGGTTTTCCGTCTTCATTTAACCTTAATTTATATCTTTTTCCTCCAATAGTAAGGGTTACTGCTTTCCACGTAATTGTTTTTCTGTTTAAATCTGCTTGTTTATCTGTTTCTTCACCTTTATAAGAGGGTTGATACGAGAATTTATCCGGTTCTGATACTCCAAAAGAGAAACAAGATAGATTTTCTTTATTCTCATCTTGTGTATGAATGACACAATCAATGGATGCTTCTTTTATAAGTCGTAATAATTGATTATTAATTTCTTGTTTAATAGTTGATATTTCATAAAGTGCTTCATCACTTGTTAAAGGAGTTTTATTATCAATTCTACTTAAATCTTTTAATCTTAATTCAATAGATTTATCACTTGTTTTTTGTTCTTCTGTAAATGTCATCAAGTATAAATACACATCAATTGTACGATGGCGTTCTGGTAAATCTTCATGAGAACATATACGACGAGCACGACCTATCACTTGATCGATACGAACAGGATGCCAATAAGACTCCATTAAATGAACGTATCGAACATTACGGAGATTAATACCCTCTGCTCCAGATGCTGTAATCATTAGTATTTTAATAACATTACCATAAAGATTATTACTATGTATAGTCTGGATATCATTCAAGAGAGTGGATGGTAATGAACCCCAATTACTATTAAATACATTTTTAATAATTTCTTTTTCTTCTTCTGTTTCTGTTCCTGTATGTAAAGCATACATAGGTTTTCCTTTATCTTCTTCTCTTATATCCAGAACCCAGTCATCTAAATCACCCTTTTTAATTTTAAATCGTGTAAATCCGTGTGCTTCTAATACAATACTAAATATTCCAATACCTTCCATTGTTCTAAATTGACTATAAATCAAATGTAATCCATCTGTTTCACTATCCGACATTTTATCTTGAATCATTTCAAGAACTTGAAGAAACTTTGGACTATATTCAGCTAAGTTTTCTTTATTAAACAATTCATCTTTATTTTCATACAGTGTATTTAATGCAGAACTAATTTTTGACTCATACAAAGGGTCTCTTTGATTCTCCAATTTCTTCTTTATCTTCTCTTCATCATCTGGACTATATTTTCCATCAGGATTTCTTAATGCTTCCTCTGGTGTAATGGATTCAATAACAGTTTCATCAACATTCTCAACAGCTTCTTTAAGCTCTTTTTTTGGCATTGGTCTTTTAATCTCTGTTGGAAATACAAAATTACAAAAAGACCTTGAAAAAATACGATAAGTAGATGATGTTTCTTGATAGATTTCATTATCTGCTACATTTTGACGACGCATTTTTCTTTTTGCTGTTTCACGCTCTAGTTCTCTCTCTGTTGATCGTGCTTGCTCGTAGATTCCAAACTGATAATCACTCATCTCACTTTTTATAACACGAAAGTTATCTCTGGATTCATACTTCGGCATAAGTTTCTCTTGAGCACTTCTGAAATAAGAAGCCAGGCCTAGAATTCTTCGTTTAAACATATTTGTATTTGTAACTTCACCATTCTCTTTTATAAATAAACTTCTAAATTCTTCAAAATTATCAGGTAAAGCCTTATTTCTTTGAACTTTAACTTGTCTAGAAAAAATTTCGATGTCGTTCTTTTTTAGTTGTGAGAAAATAAATCTTTCAAATTGTTGGTCGCTTACATATGCTTTTTCATCATATTTTACACCTTGATATATTCCCTTTTTCTTTGTCGTCATAAAACCATATGGATTTCTCGTTACAACTAAAGTATTTGAACTTGGACGATAATCTATATAATCTAATATAGCATACCTCGAAAACATCTCTCTCAATACATGAATATCTATCTTACGACCAGTTTTAATATTTAATGGTATAGACCACGATTTTATATATCCTCTAATAATATTAAACATAATACCTAATTCATTTGGATAATTAATAATAGGTGTTCCTGATAATAAAACAACACGACAATTTTCAGCACTTAATAAATAATGATACAGTTGCATAGATAATGCTGATGGATTACGCAATTTTCCAACAATACGACTTATAAAATTATGTGCTTCATCAATAACTACCACTTTATTATCAAAGGGATTTATTGTGCCTTCTTGTGTTAATTCTTCCAAATGAGACATACGCATACCATTATAATTAATAAATTTATATTTTGTTCGTATCATTTCATTAAGTTGTTTATTCAGACTGCTTCGTTGAATATTTGTAAGGGTATTAAAATTCGGTTCTTTTGTCATATTCACTAACCAAGCACCACCTTGCTTTCGTATATAAGACATTGGTAAATCTAAAACACCAGATAAAGTCGCTAATAATTGTTTATTTTTATCACTTCCTAAAGGTATAAATTCCCAAAATTGTGTCTTCTTGTATAGAGCATCTCCACACTTCTTTAATTCAGATACATAATTACTTCGTAAGGCTGCTGGTGTCATAACAATGACTTGATGTTTTGTTTTTAATCCTTCAGCAATCGCAATGGAAGAACATGTTTTACCTGAACCTAAACCATGATATAATAGTAATCCCCTATAAGGTGAATATATATTTAGATAATCACGGACTATTTTCTGATGTGTCAAGAGAGAAAATTCAGTTGATTCACGACGCTTTTCACAAGATACTTCTTTTGACGATTCTTGGATTTCATCTTTATATTGTAAAAATAATGCATTTATAAAATTAATAAACTTTTCACGATTATTCAAATAATAACTTGATGCACGAATAATTGGTATTTCATCTTTCTTTATTCTCTCTTCTATATCTACATCACCAATTTGCATCATTGATGATGGATACTCTGCAATAATATTTAAATCTGGTCTTTTTGACTTTCTTGTTCTCTCTTCAGTTTTCTTTTCACTCTTGTCAACCAATTTTAATTTCTTTTTTGGTTTTTTAACAATATGTAAAGGTTCATCTTCTTTACTTTCTACTTTACTTTCTTTCTCTGATACTAATTTAAACTTTTTTTTCTTCATTTTTTTCGGTTTAGAAACTGTATCTTTTTCAATATCTACAATTTCTGTCTCTTTTTCTTCTTCTGGTTCAAACTTTTCTAATAATGTTTCTGTCATTTCTTCTTCTGGGATTCTTGGAACAGTTAGACCACGCTGTTTTAATGTATTCAAAAATGCATTTCTATCAAAATCACTATCTTCTGTCCTATCTACAATTTTTACTGGTTTTTTTCTAGGTTTTACTGGTTCTCTCTCTGAATCACCCTTTTCTTCTTCTGCTTCTCTTTGTCTTCTTCTTCTCTCTTCTCTCCGTCTTCTTCTCTCTTCCTTAGTTTCCTTAATACGTACTTCAAATTGTTTTCGTGTTTTAGGTGGGTCTTTTATTTTTAATTGTTGTAATATAGAACTCATATATATTGTTATACTATAAAAAAATAATAATATATTCCTAAAGAAAATATATACTTAAATATATGAAAGTATATATTGCAACATTTACACATAAACTAAAAGGTTCTGTCTATTTTATTCAAGAAAACACAAAATCACCTGTTATCATCCAAGGAGTTCTCCATGCAAATCATATCAATCATAAAAGTTTAAAAGCAATTCATATTCACAAATTTGGTGATTTAAGTCATGGGTGTAAAACTTGTGGTGACCATTGGAATACTACACCCTATGAACATGGCGGACTATATGACCTACACAGTCATACTGGTGATTTAGGAAATATCATTTTTTCTTCTAAGGGTATTTCAAAGATACATATCCAAACAAATAAAATGACACTTTATGGTAAACATTCTATATTAGGAAGGTCTATTGTGGTTCACGAAGGGAAAGATGATTTAGGACGAAAAAATACATATGAAAGTAGAACCACTGGAACATCTGGTAAACGGATGGATTGTGCTGTTATCGGTATTGCATATCAAGAATAAGTATTAGATATCATTATCGTCTTCTACTTCCATTTTTTGTTGTGTTATACTTGAAAGTTGATTTATTTGTTGTATTATACTTGAAAGTTGATTTATTTTATTATTTCGTTCCTTCATATCATTGTACGAATTTTTGATGTATTCTTCTATATATGAATTTAAGAATTGTATCTCTACTTCATTTAATTCACCTTCAGAATGATATAATAAGTATAATTCGAAATTAGGATTATCTATATTACTTTCTATGAATTTCTGTAATTTAGATTTATGTTCTTGTATTTCTGTATGAAAAGAGTAAATATTTGGCTCTGAACATGTGACTGCACTTGGGTCAATATATCCAATTACGTTGTTAGAATCACGACCAATTAAAAATACATGCCGCAATATTGTTCCATCTGGTTGTGTCAAACCATAACCAGCAAATACTATTTTGTTCATACCAAGATTATTCTGTATTTGATTTTCAAAAACGTTAGGTTTCATACCAATAAAACTATGATTTCTATTTGTTTGCAACATAAAAATTAATTCAATTTGTTCTTTTGTTATTCCTAAATGACCTGCTGTTATTCTCATAATATTTGCTTGTTTTTTATCAAGTATTCTTATAATTTGAAGTGCATTAATCACACAATCCATAGGTGATTTAAATTGACGATTAAAACTTTCTAGATCCTGGTTTGTTATATTAATTTCTGTTAAATATTTAGTTTCTAATCTTTCTTGTGTTACTGGTAATCCACTTAAACCACCTCTTCTTTTTTTACTTTTTCGAACTTTCTTCGCATTATTCTTTCTAGTAATCTTTCTCTTACTCATTATATATAATATTCACAATTTAATTTTATTATATTATCATTGTAATCTATCAAGAGCCATTTCACACGCTTGTTGTTCTGCTTTCTTTTTAATTTTATGTTGTCCTCTACCTAATTCGATAAATATATTTCCATTCTTATCTAATAGTTTATGAATATATTCCATTGTAATTTTATCTTTTACTTTCATTGCATTCTCTTTCTTATGTTTATAAAGTGGAACATTTATAATTAAGAAAACACCCATAGTATAAACACCTTCTTCATCCAAATGAATTGTCATATATGTTGGTGTAACCTTGAACTCTTGTTGTATCTTGACTTGTAAAATATTCTTATAATTGTCATCTGTTCGGATTAATTCAATCCAATTTACATGAGTTTCAAATATACTCTCAATAAATATCTGAGCCATTTGAAAACCAGGACCAGTTGAAAATACATTATCAAACCACTTGTCTTCATCATGAATATTTATTTTGTTAAAATCTAAAAATAATGCTCCAATAAAAGCCTCAAATAAACACCCAAGACGCTTATAATTTGTTCTTACATTCTTTTCTTCCGCATGTTTAGATATAATAAACCACTCATGAAGTCCCATCTCATAAGCCAATTTACCAATATGCTCGTTTTTTACAAGTGCTATCTTTTTTTCAGTCATAAATCCTTCATTCTCCTTAGGAAACCGCTTATATAAATAATACTTAGTGACACATTCTAAAACACCATCTCCTAAAAACTCAAGTCTTTCATTCGATTTTGTTTTTAATGGAATACAATCCTTAGGACAAGGCTCAATAATTACATTTAGATTCTCATTTTCCAAATCAGGAGTTCTTAAATACGATTTATGAACGAATGCTCGTTTATATAAATATAAATTATGAATTTTAGAAGGAATATTATATTTTTTTAATATTTCTTCCACTTTAAGTTCTGTTATCTCCTTATTTAAGGAATTGTAAGGCGAAAAAACCAATTCTTCACTCATTATTCTATACAATGAATATATTAAAGTCTTTTTAACTACCTTTTATATAGTAATAATATTAGATACTTGAAATAAACAAGTTAAAACAGAAACAAGAATTATTATAAATGAAATACCTTTTACTTGTTGATTCAAGAGAGAGACGGTTAATTCAATTGCTTAAGAAACTATCTATAAAATATGATTTTATTCATATAGAAATAAAAACATTATCAATTGGAGATGTTATTATCATGAATGAAAAGAGAGAAAATATATTTATCATTGAACGTAAAACAATAAGCGATTTAGCATCAAGTATTATAGATGGAAGATACAACGAACAATCATATCGTTATGATAAATTAGACATTCATAATCACAATATTATATATATTATTGAAGGTGTTATGAATGAATTAACACTTCGTTATTCTAATATTGATAAAAAGACAATAGAATCCGCTATGGTTTCTATTCAGTATTTTAAAGGGTTCTCTCTATATAAAACATTAAATATTGAAGAAACATCTTCTTATATTCTTCGTTTATTATGTAAATTAAGAGAGAAAAAAGAAAAAAATATATATTACAAAAATACACCAATCTATATAGAAGAAAATAATATTATACAAATAGATTGTTCTAATAATGGTTTAACTTCCTCTATATCTACTCAAACTGATAATACAACTTATTCTACGTATTCTGATGTAGTTCATTCTAACATTAAAAATAAAAATATTACTAGAGAGAATATACAAATATTGTTTTTGAATCAAATTCCGTTTGTTAGTCATACAACATCCAAATGTATAGTAGAAAAAGTTGGAAGCATTTATGAACTCGTAAAACACTTGAAAGAGGATGAGTGCTATTTGGATACATTTAAATACATGAATTCCAGTGGAAAAGAGAGAAAACTTAGTAAAAAAAGTATTGATAGTATCAA